TTCCTCCTGAATCTGAAGAAGATCCTCCACCACTTGGCATATTAACTCCTTATAATATTGCTAAAACAATAATGATTACAGCTATAACTGCACATTCTTTTTTATGACATTTAATAATGTGTGGTATATGTTCTCTAAGTTTCATTATAATAACCCTCCTAATAATCCTAATCCTCCACCAATAGCAGCTCCCATGCCACCCATACCAATCATATTTCCCATTGCAGCTCCTGTCATTGCTCCTCCAGCTGCCATAGTTAATGGATTTTGTCTAGGTTGTTGTGAACTAACCATTGTTGTTGGTGCACCAAATGCTATTGGTGATATCATTTGATTGTATTGTTGTAATGCAGCCATTGGAGCTAATTGTCTTTGAGCTTGTATATCTTCTAAAGCTCCTCCAACTGCTGTTAAACTTGGTACAGCTCTTGCTGTTTGTAATTGTCTATTTCTTTCTCTTTCTAATTGACTAAATGCTAGTGGTAATGCTTTGTCTGCAACTTGTCCTATTACAGCAGATTGAGCACCCATACTTGTAGGTGTTCTTCCTGCACCACTAAACTGAGCTGCAACATTTGTATAGATATCTTGTCCAGCTTGTGCAATTAAAGGAGATAAAAATGGATTAGTAAACTTACCTTGTATAGTATCTAAAATTTGTTGATTAGCAGCTCCTGCCATAGTTTCTTGTGCAGCTAAACCATCTAATGTTTGTTGTGATGGTGCTACATAGCCAGTACCTGCTGGTCCTTGACCATATATAGTTCCAGCTTCAGATACAATCTGATTAAGTGCTGGTTGTGCTGGTGCATAAGGTTCTACTTTGTTAGTCGTAGTAGATGTTCCTCCACCTCCTCCTCCAAATGACATATGTTATTTCTCCTTTTTCTTTTCTAATAATACATGACTTTCTTTATAACCAAAGGGTTTCAGCACACGCTTCCATCCAGGTCTTGCTACTAACTCTAGTAAATCACAGTTGTTTTGCCATGCAAAATCTTCTATTTGTTTTACTAGATGTTGCCATTTTTCACGATGATTACCAGTCATGATTTTAATGTTTAAACATCGTTGTAATGGTCTTTGTATTATTTCTGTAACTACTACTCCATAATACTTTTTGTCTTGAGAATCCCAAAGAATCCATAGTTGCATTTTATCTTCTAAGATCCATTTTTTAATATGATCTGATGTGCAATATTGATTTCTAGATAACGCATCTGCAATATTAGCACGTACCATACCCCAAGCATCATTAACATTTTCTGTTGGTATTCTAACCAGTTCGATCACGTTACTTCTAAATAAGACACAATTATATGTAGCTGATTTGCAGCTGATGCTTGTGCTTTTAACTCCTGTCCTGCTTGTATTACTAATGGTTGTGTAAGCAATTCTTTAGTTTGATTTGCAGCTAAAGATTCGCTTTTAAATATACTAAAAATGTTAGAAGATTCAACTAAAGTTATGTCTATATTTGGTGTAGCACCTGTATCTTCAGATACTAATATAGATTTTATAATACAAGTAGATCCAGTAGGTACGTTAAGTAACACTACTAGACCTGTTGATGTTAAATCTGCTTTTACATTTTTGTATGTATTGGCCATTAGATAACTATAGTATTAGCCTCATCTTCAGTTAATGCTTCCCCTGCCACTAACTTTGCTTTAGCACTAGCTTTTAAATCTTCTTTAGCTTGTATTTTTTCTTCTGTTAAAACATCACCTTGTGCTTCTGGTAATGCTTCTCTAGTTTCTATTTCAGAAACTTCTTCTGCTGTCATATCTACTAATTCGCCATTTATATATTTTTTCATTTTTTATCTCCTATACCTTTAATCCATACATAGTGAAAATTCCGCTTGTCGTGTTATGACCACCATTTGCATAAAATGTTACTCCAGACATAGCTGTTCCTGTATTTGCATCTAATCTTCCAGTTCCATTAAAGTAATGAGCAGTATTTCCATTATCGTGTGAACCTGCTTGAAAATTATAATGTTTTGTTCTTGATGTGCTTAATGGATTTTGAATTGTAATTTCTATATTACATTGATGACTAGTACCAACACCCCACCACAATAAAGGTAAATAATTTGAGTTTGTGCCATATTCAGTACCAGTAGAATTGGCATTACTCGAAGTATTTACATAAACATATCTAGCAATCCAATCGTAGTTTGATGATGTGTATTGTGAGTTTCCAAATCTAAAATTCATTTTTTTCCAATCATGATTTGCGTTATTCCAATCACTAATAAAGATTTTATAAACATTATAATCTGATGTGAATAATCCATCAAAACTTACACTTGAAACAGCACTTGATACTGTTGTTGTTGCTAATTTTACAAAGTCAGAAGATACTGTTCCCCAAGATGGGTTAGCACCAGAACCACCAGTTTGAAGAACCTGTCCTGCTGTTCCATAACCAAGTCTAGCAAGTCCACTTCCATCTCTGTAAAGTATATCGCCTTGTGTTGTTAGTGTAGTACCTACATCTGTACCATCTGTTCCTTTAGCTGCTAATTTTGTCCAATAGGTAGCATTGGAAGTAGCATTGCCTGTTGAAGCTAGTATACAAATGAATGTTTCATTCCCATGAGTGACGATATCATCAACTACATAAGCAGTAGCACCATTATAGGCACCTCTGAATACTGGCTTAATTCTACCTAAATTTACTGTTGCCATTTATATTTCTCCTTTGTTGTTAGACTGTCACTATCAGTTCACCATCTGAGTTCACTGAGAATGTAAGTCCTTTTTTACTAAAAAAGCTCTCATCATATAAGTCTGTCTGAGAACCATCGTTTGTAGCTACTGATATATTATCAGAGCCATTTGTTTTTGTAAGAATAAGATCCTCTTTTTGACTACCAGTACCATTAGTTTTTTTAAAACCATATAGATCTGTATTACCTAATGATTCCTGTGTAGAAGTAGCAATTTCTGCTAATTCTATCTTACCACTGCTGATCATGTCAGCTAAGTCTCTTGCTCTTGTCATATTATATTACCAAAGTATTTGCTTCAGCTTCAGTTAATGGCTCTCCAGCTATTAACTTAGCTTTTGCACTAGCTTTCAAATCTTTTTGCTCTTGTTCTTTTTTATCAGCTTCAAGTGAACTTGCATCAGATTGTTCATTCTCAGCATTTAAAGCATCAATTTCAGCTTGTGTTACTTCTTCTTCAATAATACCATTTGGTGTTATTTTTTTATGATGTGCCATATTTTACTCCTTATTTTTTAAATCCATACAAAGTCATTCGACCAGATGTAATTGTTCCTGTGCTTGGATATATTTTCCAACCAGTTACTGCTGTTACTTGAGAAAGAACAATTGTTTTTTCCTGAATAGCATAAGATCTTCTAGTTGGACTATTAGTTGAAGCTCCACCTCTCATTGCTCCATGATATATACAAATAATATTATTTGTACTTCCAGCATGAGGAATATCTAATGTTGCATTATAATTATTTCCTCCACCTGATACACTAGACCTAAATTGAAATCCCTCTCTACTTGTTTTTTCTCCTCTGCCAAATTCAAGATAACTGTCATTACCACCAGTATAATTATTCAAGCTTACGTTTCTAAAAGATTGTGAATAATATCCTGCTGTATCGTAGTAGTCATTCCAAGCAGTAGATACACCACCATAATCTGATGAAATATCTCCAGATGCATTCATTGCTTTTTCTCTTATGTAACAAGTAGTGCTAAAAACTAAGTTTTGATAAACAATTCTATATGCACCATAAATTGCATCATTAAAAAATCCATCTACAGACAATGATGCACTTGAACTTGCATCTACTGTAGCAAGAACATCTACATTACCAGATCCAGCTACACCAGACGCTAGTTTTGTCCAGTAAGTAGTATTAACTGTACCTGTTGTTTGTGGTGCTTGGTTTGTTGAACCTTGCACAGCAACAAATGTGTGTGTTCCATCTGAATCGTATTGAACAATATCGTTTTTATTGTAAGCAGTTGAGCTTGACCAAGTTCCTTGATTAGTGCTTGAAACTGCATTTCCTCTTGCCATCAAATTCCAGTACGAAGTATTTATAGTACCATTAGTTGATGGTGCTTGATTTGTTGATGCAGCTACTGCAACATAAGATGAAAATTCACCATTGTCTAAATGTTGAACGACATCTTTTGCTGTGTAACTAGTAGCACTTGACCAAGTGCCTTTTTGTGTAAACGAAATTTTACCTATGTCGATTGTCGCCATTTTTTTATTTCTCCTTATGTTATTTCGTTAATTATTTATATACTTATTGTTAAACTGTAGCAATAAGTCTACCATTATTATTTAAGCTAAATGTGAAGCCACTAGCAGCAAATAAGACGTCATCGAAAGCGTCATATTCAGTTGCACTTATATTATCAGCTCCTTGATTTGTAGTAGTAACTCTTACTGAGTTATTAGCAGGAACAGGTGTATTAGCTTGACCACCCATACCTGAATGTGAACTGCAGTAATAGTAAAGCGTTGGAGCTCCACTAGCTACTACAATCGTAACTTGTGTTGATGAATTTACAGTAACTCCTGTTGTGTAAGCACTTGTATTTCCACTATCTGTTGAAAATCTAAATGGATGTGCTGAAGGATGTGTAAATACATAAGTATTACCTTCATATAATTCTAATGTTTTTTGTTGGATACCATCAATAAAATAATAATTTGAACCACCAACATTTTGAACTGATACAGTAATATTTATTGTTGATGGATTGTAATACATTTCTAAACCATAAACTTCTGCTGAAGAAGCATTTGAATATTCTAATGCTGTTCCTCCTGAATTTACGACTAAAGCTTGTCCTGCTGTACCTAATGTACTTAATCCTGTACCACCATCAGATACTCCTAAAATACCACCAAATCCTGGTACATCAGCAAATTCTAATCCATTAGCTCCACTATTAACTCTAATAACCTGATTAGCAGATCCTATAGATGTAAGTCCAGTACCACCTTTTGTAGTTGGAACAGTCGGTAAACGAGCTGTTCCCATTGTTCCTGATGTAATATTAGCTGCATTTATAGCTGCAACATTAAATGTTCCAAAAGTTACTAAGTCTAAAATATCACCAGAAGCTGCTCCAGAAGCTAGTACAACAGAGTTACCTGATGTTACTGTACAATCAGTACCATTGACAAGTTTAACACCATTAAGATAACAATCTATAAATGGTGAATCATAGCTAAGGCTATTTCCTGCTGAGTCATTTCCACTAAAGGTTGTTTGATTAGCAGTAGCTGTATATTGAAATCTAGCTGATGTTCCATTAACAGATGAACCTGCAGCTGCCCAACCAGATGCTTTGTAAACTTTTAATTCGTTAGTAGTAGTGTCGAAATATAGATCACCAACATTTAACGAACTAGTAGGTGCTGATGATGCAACTCTATATACATCAGCAAAGTTTTGTACTGATGCTAAATTATTTGATACGTTTGTTACTGCAGCATTAGCTGATGCTAAAGCTGATAATCCTGATATTCCTGCAAGTGTTGCAATATTATTTGTTGGAGTTATTTGTCCAGCAACTGTATTGATATTTGTGGTATTTGCTCCAGCAGCAGATATGTTAGTTGCATTAGCAGCAACAGTTGATACTTCAGTTGCTTTTGGAACTAATCTTACAAATGTGTAAGTATTAAGTGTAGTTGTAGTTTCTACTAATAATCCAAAGCCTGAAGCAAATGTAGCTGCAGCTCCACATCCATTTATAGTTACTGTTGAGTTTCCTATTGTTCCATTTGAAATAGTAATAACTCCAGATCCATCAGCTGTTAATCCAGTAGATAAAGCTGTAATACTTACTATAGTACCAGCTCCATCATTTACATCTGGATTAGTATTTGGAAAACTTGTTTCATTTGCTATAGGTACAAATCCACCTACATCATCAACGAGATCTATAATTCTAGCAGATATAGCAGCAGTTGTTGCTACTTTAGTATCTGAGTTACTCCAAGTATCTCCTGATGCTATTGTTTCTGTAGAGTCTTGTCTAAAATATCTAGAATCAGAGGCAGATGTTGTAAATACTGTAGTATCATCAGGTGTACTACCTGCGTGTGATGAAGCATCTACTAATAATCCTGAAGATAAATTTGCTCCTGTAATAATACCAGTAGGTATAGAGTTATTTGTTTTTGATAAAATACCTACATAAATAACTAAAGATTCATTTTGTAAAGATCCTGAATCCCAAGTTACGTTTACTGTTGTATCTGTAGAAAAAGATGAACTAGCTATTGTTCCAACTATTGTTCCTGTAGATGATCCTACAGCTTTTACCCTTCTACCAGCATGATAGAATGATGTTACATTAGCTCCAGCAACTGTAAATGCTGTTCCACTTACATATGCAAAAGTATGTGATCCATCACCATCACCATAAATAACCCATTGAGAGTCATTATAAAATTCTCTTATATCAGCTGTTATAGCTCTAAAGGCATTGTTAATATTTGAAGGTAACATACCTTCTTGAATATCAACACCTCCTACTGAAGTATTATTACTTGCTGTACTACTATAATCTTTTATCCCTGCCATTTATTCTCCTATGCCATAAACCAAGCAAATGCTTTGTCATTTTCTGTATTATTTTTATTAATTAGTTCGTTCACACTTTGTTCTAATTGTCTTTGAAAGAACTCTTGTGATTCAAATGAATATCTTACATTATCTATATCGTTATTATCACTCATCTTATTCCTGCCTTACTTAATACAAAATCTACTCCTTGTGCATGAGTAAATGTTGTTTTTGATGGTATCTTAACATTAGCTCTAATGTATCTACCAGACTTTCTTACTGGATTCATACCACTACTATTTTGTGTTACTGATGTAGATTCTGTTTCATTATCAGCAACTCTTTCTCTAGTTTTAACTGTTAATGTAGATATAGAATCTACTATTGGTCTTACTCCTGTTATGTTAGCTCTTAGTCCAGCAAAAGGTTCTAACTCTGCTGTTTCTACTTCACACTCATTAGAGTTTCCAGAAAATATAGCTGCTTTAAAATTTTCATCTATAGCTCCTAAGAATAATTGACCACCATTCCAGAAGTCTGTATCAAGAGCTGCATTAATATTTTCTAAGTTTTGAGATATAATATCCATTAATTCTACAGTAAAAGCTCCAACAAATTGTGGGAATATTACACTTGTATTAGCTTCTGCTAATGACCATTTTTTAGTTGCATAATTGTATATAATAATTCTATCACATAAACCTGTTTGATTAGGTGATGTATTAATACTTGGATATGCCCATAATGCTAACTGATTAAATGGGTCAACAGCTGCTTTAATTCTATCTGTATATGCTTTGTTAAGATCAAGATCAAAAAATCTATTTACTTTTTCTACACCAATAGGTGTTATAGTATCTCCTGATAATTGATAAAATCCATCATCAGAATAAAAGAATACATTTCTATTATCTTGACATACTGTTTGTCCATATACAGCTCCTCTGTTTGGAGATATAACTGATAGTCTAAATACTACAGATCCACCAACAAAGTCCATACGTATGATTTGATTTTGTCTAAACACATATCCTATCTCACCAGATGTAATATGTACTATTCTACCACCTGATCCAGGTAAGTCTTGGAAGTCAGCTTGTTTACCTTGCCATGTTGCAAGATCATTTATACCTGACCATTGTATTCTATTTGTATTTGTAGGTTGATTACCTGTAACAAAAAAATCTCGAATAACTCCTGATACTCTAAATGTAGGTAAAGAACCTGCAGTTACTATTGTACTAAGATTAGCAAAGTTTGTAGATGTGCCCATTAAATAATATTGTGGTGCGTCTACTCCATTACTTGCAATTACATAATTACCAAATTGTGTAAATGTAACGTAGTCTGTATTTGTTCCATTCAATCCTGATTTTCTAGATGTAAATGTTCCTGTAGCTAACTGATATAAATTTGTATTTGTTGCTACAAAGTTAAAGATATTATTTGAGTTATCTCTAAATGAACCTGCACCTTTAGCATTAGCACCAACATTATTTGATGTATAATTTACTAAAGATGGAAATCTTTTGTATGTATTTAATGTATGATATACGTTTGTAGCTACATTAGCACCTGGCTTTAAATGTTCAGGTTGATCAGGTAGCCATTCTCCAAAAGGTACTTGCATTATCTGTTCCTATAAAATGATAAATCTGTTTGTACATCTGTTCTTTGTTGAACAGGTGCTCCTCCATATGAATCTTGTTTGTCGTTCTGCTCACATCTTTCTAATGCAGTTGAATACATCTGTAACCATTGTGATAGTTGTGTTTGATCAATTCCACCAAGAAAGTTAGCTGCATGATATAATGAACCATACAAGTAAATTGCTGGATGTTTATTTAAGATGTAATTTGATGTATTAGAATTACTAAGCTCTGATATAGCTTTATAGTATGATAACTTCCCAGTATAAGAAGTATCAGGAGCAGGACCGAATCTGAATTTTTCCACTTCATTGTCTGCCTCGATTGTATATGTTCTTGGTCTACCAGTTCTTGATCCACCTTTTATTTCAAACATATTATGTGGTGTGATATACTCTAATGGATATTTAACTGATGATTGTAGTACATAAAATGATCTTACAGCTAAAAAACCTGTAGGAGCATTTACTTGTTCAGCATTGATAGTAATATCATCTTGCTGTTCCATTTGTCTTATTCTTAATTTTGCATTGAAGTCAGCTTCAGTTAATTTAATAAAGTCATCTTGTATCTCTGTTGTAAGATCAGATCTATTTAAAAAATTAGCTATAGATGCTTTTAATTCTGTGTATGTTGATAATGCCATTATAAACTGCCTTCTGCTGTTCTGAAATATTTAAACTCATTAGAGTTTAATTTCATTCTCATTATTTTTCTTTGAATTTCTTTTGGTAAAGCAAACCAGTTGTTGCTTCCATTATATTCTTTTGCCCAGATCTGTAGTACTAATGGTGGTACACTAGCTACTCGTTTCATTCCTTTTTCAGAAGAAACCCATCCTTTGTCGTGATTGTATAACTCTTTATTTCTTTTCAACAAATGATTTACATCTTGTTGATTATTAATAGTAAGTTTACCATCTGACTCTTGGATATACTTAGTTTTTATTCCACCATCGTATTCTACAGATCGAACTTTTCCCATTACTCTGTCAATTCAGTTACGTATAAATTTACAGATCCTATTACAGCAACTTTTTCACCTTCAGATACTTTAAAATATTCATATGATTTAGATTCTAAAAATATCTTAGAAGTTGTTGCTGTAGGATTTACTCCAAACTCAATATGACAATCAGCGTCTCCCATAACTCTAACATACTCTACGTTAGAACCAAATGCTGATGATTGAGTTGAAGATCCTGATGAATTAACTTTTTGTGTAGTAACAGGTCTCATCGCAATGTGTGACATGTTACTCCTTATCTTCTTATTACAAAAGTTACGTTAAGTTTATTAGCTCCAGTTGAACCACCATCTGTAAGCATTTCGATAGTTCCACCTTCTTCTACTTGATTTGCTGCTGTTGGTTCTGCTGAATCTACGTCTCCTGCTGCTGAACCTGAATGTGCAACTGTGATTCCTCCACCAGTTACAGCAGTTCCACCGATTTCAAAAGATATACCTGCATTACCACCAGAGATTGCTCCCTGTAAAGCAGTTATAATTTTAATAATTTTTCCACCATCTGGTACTGCAACAAAAGTTGATGATGCTGTTGATATATCAGCGATTTCGCCATATACAAAATAGTCGTTTAATGTTCTCATTTTATTCCTTTAATGTTCCGATCTTAACCTATCTCAGATCTTCATTGATTAGAATGCTGCTAGGGGAGCAGATTATAGGTTACTCCCCTAAACAGTTATATTATTATGATGTTGTTAAGTCTGCAACTAAGCCAGACGCTTTTTCGTTTCTTGACTCAAGAGTCGCTTCAACTAAAAGCTGTCTTTTCTCAGAGTCACCAGTTTTTGCAAGTTCATGCATACTGAAGTCTCTTAAGAAAGCTATGCCGAAGTAGTTCATGTCTAACACATATGCATCTCTATCTCTAGAGAATCTGTTAGGTACTACTTGTAACTGTCCAAAATCAGATGCGTATACGTCTACAGAAGTATATAATGTAGCGTCTGCACCTGCATCAAATCTAGTTGAATTACCAGTAAATCCTGATAATTTTTGTTTGTTGAATGGTCCTACCATAATCATAGAAGGATCACCACCTTCATTCCAAACTGATTTGATTACTGATTTTAATGATGCTTCTGTGAAAGCTCTTTGAGTTCCATCAGTTCTTGCTGTATTACCAGCTCCACCTGAAGAACCTGAAGCTCCAAGATCATCATTAGTTTCAATCCAAGCTCCTAAAGAACCGAATTTTCTAGCTGTTGTACTGTTACCAGCAACTTCTGCTTGGTTTCCAGTAATAGTAGCTTCCATGTCTCTTTTAAGCTCTTTTGCTTTTTTAGCAATTTGGTATGCTAACTCAGATGCTCTACCTGCTTTGTCTACTGACTCTTGTGTTCCTGTGATTACAACTGTTTTGTCCATAATCTGAGAACTATTTGAAAGTCTTGTAGTTGCAGAAACTGCATCTAAAGTTGCTTCATCACCTTCAATAACAGCGTTATTAGTAGCTGCTGCTGCAAGTGCATCTGTTTGCCATTCGTGAAGAACTGCAGTAGCTTTAGTCTTAGCTGCTGAGCTGATGAATGGCGTATCTGTTGGTGAGATACTGTAGATTACGTCAGAAAGATCTTCTCTTTCACCGACTGAATCATACGTATCAAACGTGTTAGTTGGTTGTGCCATTGTTTATTTCCTTTGTTGAGATTTAAGATTAATAATGTCAAGGATTGCAGATGAGGCATCTTTTATGTCACCACTCTTACGCACCTTGCCAATTTTATTTCTTATTTGCTCTCTACCAGAACTTGTTGAAGATTTAGCTACACCAGATTTAACTACCTTTGGAGCATTGGCTACTTTCTTTTGAACGATAGGTCTTTTATCTTTCAAAGTTTGGTAACTCATAGCATCCTTTGCAACCATTAAAAATCTATGATCTGCAAGTGATCCGATCTCCTCATCATTAAAACCATAATTCCTTAAAGAATTACGCATATTAACTTTAAATTGATCTGCTTTTCCAGGATCGCTGTACTCTGGTATCTTTGTTGCTGCTAACTCTCGCTGTGCCTCCAAGAACTCGTCATATTGTTTTTGTTGAATCTCTCGAGCTTTATATTTCATATCGTTCAACTGTTTATTCTGTTGTCTAAGTTCAAAATCTAACTTAGCAGCAGCAGTTGGATCTTCTTCATAAAGTGTCTTAAGATCTTGACTACCTTGTTTTTGTCTGACAGTTGCGTCAGCAGTTGCTATTAAATCATTCAACTCTGTTAGTTTAGCATCATAAGATTGACGCAAACTATTCTTTTGAGTATCAAGATCTTTTCTCTCCATACTCAGCTGATGAGTTTTTTGTCTATAATCTGAGTCTCTAGAATATCCAGCTTTCAGTTCATCAAGGCTAACCTCTATCTCTTGACCATTAACTTTTAGTTGGTGGAGATTGGGTTCCTCTAATTCTGTTTGTGTTTCTTCTGTGACCTCAGTATTTTCAGATGTCTCCTCTTTAGGAGCTGCTTCAGACTCAGCTTGGCTCGGTTCGGTTGACTGTTCCTCAGTCGTAGACTCTGATGGTTCTACTGGTTTAGTTTCAGTTTCTTGTTGATCTTTTGGATTCAATAGTCCTGAAATTTTTTCAGCTGCACCTTGTATGTTATCTTCCATATCGTTCCTTTCTTATTGGTTGACGAATTTGAAGTTGCGTTAGCTTAACTTCTTTTATTTAATTGATCTAACTCCTCTTGAGTTAGTTTTCCACTGGTCATGATACTTTGTAAATGTCCACGTATCTTATCTACTAGATTGTAGGCTACCCAAAGGTATGTACGCTTATCACTATCAGTGAATTTTGTATTAAAGATTTCTTGTTTATATAACTCAAGAAGATCTTCAAATGCTGTCTTTAGAAGGGGATCGTTCAGGAGTTGCTCTGCTCTCTTGCCCTCCCTGATCTGTTTTTCCTTGTTGTCCATTGAAGAATTGTTGTTGTCCTTTTATTATTTCTTTCATTAGATCACCTGATTTAGATAAATCAGTTTGTTCTAACATAGATCTTCGTTTTAGATTAGCTTCATCTATTTTGCTACCATATTTTAACTCAAGTTCTTTTATTTTCAACTCAAAATCTAACATGGACTCTCTCATTTTAGCTTCAATGTTTTTAATATCTGTTTCAGCTTTTAGCTGTGCTCTTTGGTTTTCACCTTGTACCTGTGCTAGAGTTACTTTTTCAAACTCTGTTGGAGGTTTAGGTGGTAATTGAGGCATCTGAGATGCACCTACATCTGGATCCATAAAGAATGGTTCTACACTATTTAGACCTGCATTTTCAACTAATTTCTTTAATGAGTTGTAGATGTTTCTAAGATTGACCATTGGACCATATACATTTTGTTGTAATTGTATAGCTTCCATCTGTCTTTGTAGAATAGCATTAACTAATATAAGTTGTTGTTCTTTTGAACCAGAACCTAATCCTACTTGAACAGTAACATTAACTCTGTCTTTCCATTCGTAAGGACGCATAGGTACATACTTACCTCTTATTCTAATAATCTTTTCTTTTTGTTGATACTTACATACCAATTCAAACATTTTAAGTGCTAGATCTCTAACACCTGTTTCTGCAAATATTCTAGCAATCAACTCCATTCTCATTTGAGATTGAGTTAATACTTGATTCATTCCTGTTGCAGTTTTTTGATTTAATGAATCTGAATTTAATCCTTGTGATGTTCTACTTACACCTGTTCTAGTTTCTTTTACAGAATCTAAATAAGATAACATACCACTAGCTTGTTCTGTAATAGGTTGTGCCTGAATAGGCATCATAACATTTTGAGGTGGTTGTTTAGTTCTAACAATTCCTCCAGGTCTATTAGTTAATAGATCATCCATAGCTACTTGACCATCTTGTACTGCTACACGATTATTATTAGTTAGATACATATTATCTAACATCTGTCTCATAACTGTAGATTTAATTAATTGTATATCTTCTACTAGCTCTGCAATAGATCTACCATGAAATCTATGAGGCATGATAACTGGAGTCATAGATATGAATGGCATTGTATCCATTTCTTCTATACTTAATAATTTTTTAGAATCACCAGCTACACAAATCTTAACAAGTTCTGCTTTACCATCATCATTAAGATCCATTCTTACATAACATTCATGTAGTAATACATCTTGTGTAGAATCATCACCATCAGCTTCTCCATGTGAAAAGTCTATGTTTTGATGTCTTATAAATTTATCTTCTGTAAAATAATCAGGATCACCTGTTGGTAAAGAATCTACTAACTCTTTATCATATCCCATTTCAACTAATTCAGTTTTAGTTTTATTAGTTCTATGACATACAAAGTTAGCTGTATCTATAGACTTACATCTTCTTTCAATTAAAAATTCTTCAGGTGGTACAGGTTCGATTCTAACTTGTCCATACTTTCTAGTTCTATGAATTACACAATCATGTAATTTAATTTTATCTAGTTCTTCTCCTCTATCATCTGTGATAGGTTCATCATACTCTGTATGTTCTTTTACGTCTACTTCTGCATCTGCAACTAAATCATTAAACTCATCTTCAGTTAGTCTGGTATATTCTTCTCGTTCTGTTTTATTTGAGTTATCCCAATAGATTTTAAGAATACCATTTTTCTGAATCAAAGCATCTTTGAATACTGTATATAATGAAGTGAATCCATTATTCTGTTTGTAAAATATATGGTTTAAGTAGTCTGAACATTGTCTAGCCATTTCTTCATCTTCAGCTCCTACACCTTCACAAGAAAAAACATTGTCTCCTGCTGTAAAGATTTTCATAAGAGAAGGCATTAAGCTTTCTACTGTATCCATTACATCATTAGAGATTACTTGTGATCTACCTTCTTGTTCATTACCAAGAGGCATTCCTAAATAATATTCTAATGATTTCTTTCTTCTAGCAACTAGCTCACCACCAATATAACCTGATGCATTGTGAATTTCTCTACTTACTAATGATAATATTTCTTGTTCTGATTTTTTCATACTACATATTTTGTATCTACATTAATTGGCTTATCCCATTCTGTTGTATCTAATGGTTCAGATACACATCCATATCTAAAACTATCAGATGCGTGTGAGCACCAATCGTGTAGAGGTTTGTTTTTAAACACCTGGTTCTTTTCATCCCATTGTTTTCTATATTGTCGTAATGCATCTAATCCTTGTTTACACTTTTCTCTATCAAACCAACAGTCTTTTAATGTATTACGTACAGATTCTATTCCATGATCTACTTCAAGTTTTGGTGCTACTTCAAAATCTAATCCTAGTTCAGATGCAACTTCTAATCTAGATTTACCAGTACCAAGTTCTCTTGCCATTATATCATGTGGAGCTATATGATTTGAATAAGCATAATCTTTTTCTGTTAATACATCAACATAATGTGCTAATGATTCACCAGAGTTTTCATAATAATCTATAAGGTGTACTTCTTCACCAATTCTTTGTGCAAACCATATTGCAGTAGAATCTCCAATTCCCAGGTCCCACCACGTTTCTACACCTACATTTTCATCTACAGGCACGTTGCCGATTCTCCCATCTTTATCGGCTTTCGTTATTAGTCGACCATAATAACTTCCTGACACTGCTGCAGTAAAAGAGCATTCAAACTCTTGTTCATACTGCTCAGGCGTCATGATTTGACGTGCCTGTTCCAGTTCCTCCTCTGGAATTACTTTAGTGTCAGAAGATCTATATAGTTTCCCATACCAATCTTTATGACCTCGCTGTGCATAATCATAAACTTCCCAGAATTGATTATGACCCATTGGTGTTCCAATAAATAATACCCATCCTAATTTATCAGATACAGCTGGTCTTATAATTTCTGTCCAAACTCTAGGAGACATGATAGCGTATTCATCTAAGACTACTCCATCAAACCCCATACCTCGAATTGAATCAGGATTATCTGCACCAAAAATCTGTATTCTTGAACCATTGAATAAATCTATTCTAAGTTCTGATTCGTTTCTACTACCACCCCAAGTCATTAGTGGTTTTGTATAATATTTTAAATATTCCCAAGCAATAGATTTACCTTGTCTATAAGTTGGAGCTATGAATGCACATAAAGCTCTAGGTTTACCTGCTGCTGTTTTAATTAATTCGTTTATAGATAATACTGATTTACCAAATCTACGATGGCAAACAAGTACGCTAAATCTTCTTAAATTATTATGAACCTCTGTTTGATATTCTCTAGGTTTATAAGGTACTTCTATTATCCTAACTTTCTTTTTGCCATTGGACTTTGATTTCGATTGGTGCATCTGTTCCTATCTTAGATGTTGTGTTAGCTAGTTTTGGATGAATGTAAGGTGCAGCTTTTTCAGCAGCATACATTTTACGTTCAGGTGAACTAGCAGGATTGTTTAACACAGATAAAAGATAATCTAAAGGAGAATGTTGATACTTCTCTGCCATATCTTCCATTGTTTTCCAAAGAGATTTAGACTTAGAACCTAATGGTCTACCAGCTCCTTCTCTTTTTCCACCATGTTTTGATACCTCATTTTCATGAGATACATCTTCTGCAGATCCTTTTGATTGCATAAATTTAATTTTGTCGTCCATATTTATCAAACCTTTTTCTTTCAGGAAACTTAAATGGTTTTCTTTCAGCCACTTTCATAATACCTGCACCAGCACCAAAAGCTAATGTAAGAGGATTAACTGCTACTTTACCTGCAAACTTAATACCTTTTACTACTCCTTTTTTAAGACTTAAATTCTTAATAGAGCTAGTAAGTTTATTCATCTTAGCTTTAACTGGAGAATACTTAACAAGTTTTTTACCTGTTCTTTTTCCATATTTGTAGTTTCTAAACTTTTTATCGCTTGATCCTATTATATCTGGGTACTTCATTTTTTCTTCTTTTTCTTTTTAGCTTTAATTATTTTTTCTTGTAATGCTTTAGGCAATGTTCTTTGTTTTGCTGTAAGCATAGCTTTACCTGGCATTCTTGCTTTCATTAGTACTTCCTTTTAACTTTCTTACCCATTTTTTTAGCAGCTTTCTTAGCAGCAGCTTTACCTTTTTTAGTATATGGATATTTTTTCTTTCCAACCATTGGCATAGTATTTATCCTTTTTTTTTATTTTTTATTTTATTATATCCTTGTGTTGCTAAACTTCCGATACCAGCTCCTACTATTGTACTTCCTACTGCAACACCAGCATATTCTTTTGTTTTTTTAAATGTAGAAGATTTTTTCATTCTATTCATTCTTAACTTAGAATAATTTTTAACACCAGCTAATTTTACTAAAGCTGCTTCATTTTTTGCTTTACCTGATAAAGATTTCATAGCATCCATTGCATCTTTATAAGATTTTTTTGCAATAGTTTTAGCTACAAATATTCTAGTTTTCATCATCATTGTCTTAACAATCCTTGTTGTGCAGCCATACGAGCATTAGGCATTTGCATATTCATGTTCTGTCTTTTACCCATTTGCTGCATCATTGGATTATTTGCCTGTTGTAATAATCCTTGCTGCTGTTGTTTTGCTATTTCAGGCATTAGTTTTGCTTTAACAATTAATGCTAACTTCTGAGATTCTTCAGGAGTCAGATTAATCATATCATCAGCTAATTTTTCTAGTCTTTTACTCATTAACAATTCCACTTTCTTAATGCTTTGTTTATTCTACTATTTGGATCTCTTGCTGTTTTTGCAGATGTAAGTCTACGTTTCATACCTTTCATTCTAGCACAAAACGATTTACGTCTTTTAGCGTCTTTAGATCCTTTTTTTAATTTAGATGGCTTTGTAGTAACTGCCATTTTAAGTTTAGATCCAGGATTAGCTCGTCTATATGAAGCTATTCCTTTCCTGTTCAAACCCCCACTTTTGGATTTGCCTTCTTTACGCTGCCATGCAGGGGTTGCCATTACCTTTTCTTAGCAGTTTTGGCTGCTCGTCTAAATTGTTTAGCAGTAGGTGCACCTTTGGCACCCTTTTTTCGCATTTTTTCACCACTACCAGCTTTAATTCTCTTTCGCTTTGCGTGGATATTTGCGTATAGTCCTTTTTTTTTAGCCATTATAAAACTCCTTTGTAGTCCTTAAGTTTAGCTTTAGCTCTAAACTTTGGATTTTTCAAGTCCTTTATAAATTTGTTACGCTTGTTTCTAGCCTTGATCAGCGTTTTAGCCGATAATTCTTTAATAACTGGAAACATTAAG